AATGGTGAAATAAGACAAAAAATACAAAACACTTTATTGGTAGACGGAAATGCCCTGTTCAAATCAGGGTATTTCGGTGCCAAGGGTGAGTACAACTACAAAGGAGAACATATTGGTGGTATTTACCAATTCCTAACCATGGTAAGAAAATTATTAACTGAGAACATGTATCATAAAGTATATGTTTTTTGGGATGGTAATTTTAGTGGTAAATTAAGATATGAAATATATAACCCCTACAAGAGCAGTAGAGGGAAAGACTACTTAAATGGCACGCAACCAATAGACGAAGATGAACTTCGCGAAAGAAGAGTTGTGATGCAATATCTAGAAGAATTATTTATTAGACAATTAAAACATGAGGTCGTTGAAAGTGATGACTTCATAGCTTATTATTGTCTAAACAAAAAACAAAATGAAAAAATAACAATATGTACCAATGATACGGACATGGCGCAATTAATTTCTGAAGATGTTAGAATTTATTTCCTACGTTTAAAAAATTATGTTGATAATGTCAATTTTTCTTCGTATTTTTGTTATCATTTAGAAAATGCCGCTTTGGTAAAATCAATGGTTGGAGATAATTCAGATTCAATCAAAGGTATTAAGAGTTTAGGTGAAGATACGTTGGTAAAACACTTCCCAGAATTAAAAGAACGAAAAGTAAGTTTAACCCAAATAATTGAAAGAGCAAAAGAAATACAAAAAGAAAGAGCTGAGCAAAAAAAGAAACCTCTAGCTGTATTAGACAACATTATCAATAGAGTGACGGATAGTGTATTGGGTGATAAAATCTATGAAATAAATTATAAATTAGTAGATTTAAAAAATCCATTTATGACAAAAGATAGCGAAAGAGAGTTAGAACTTCTAATTGAAGGTGATTTAGACCCAAATGGTCGAAGCATCAAGAATGTTCTTAGTTACATGGAAAAAGATGGTTTAAGAAAATTGATAGGTGAAACTAGATATGAAAACTACCTTATACCATTTAAAGAATTAATTACTAGAGAAACAAAAACAATTTAAAAAATGAGCGATTATAATAAAAACGAAGAATTGAGATATCAATTCATTTTATATATCAATGACCATATTGTGTGTCAAAGATATTTTAACATTTTTGATTTTAATGAAGAATCATTAGAATCTATGGAATTAAAAGAATTAATGGCATCTATTGCTGGAATGAATAACGGACAACATGGTTCTTTAGGAATCATACCGCGTTATTTACAAAAAAAGTCATTAACTTATTTGTGGGACAATTACAACCCATATATGCAACAAACTGAAGACAACATTAGAAATGTTGTTGATAGAAAAGACAACTTTCAATTTGAAATTAAAATTGATGATAAGTGTGTTGCTAAAACTGAATTTAGTGGAAACAATTTTCCACCTAAAATTAGATACGCTGTCGATGTTAGAGAAATAATCCCAGAGATTATGAGTGAAATCAGAACGTATTTAAGTCAAAAAACTTACACGATTGACAGTAAAACAAAGCCTTGGAAAAAATCTCAAAAAGAATTTTTGGTAAAGTAGTTATTCATACTACTTTACCATATTTATAATTACACAGTTTTAAAAACTATATATAAATGGCAAAACAATTAAGAGAAGATTTTTCATATTTAGGTAACGAATACCAATACAAATTAATATTACAATTACTAACGGACCGCAGGTTTGCTAACTCAATTATAGACATTATTAACCCAAAATACTTTAAAGATACAAATTTAAGTTTAATAGTTTCTACTATAATTGATGCAAAAGAACAAGACGATACGATTATAGATAAACAAGGTTTAGAATATCGTTTATTGGAAAAAATTCCAGACGAGTTAAACAGAAGAGCCTTGATTTCAGAATTGAGAAAAATAGAAAACTCTAATTTAAATGATAGTATCTATGTTCAAGAATCAGCTATGAAATTCTGTAAACAACAAGAATTAAAAAAATCAGTTGGTGAAATTTCTAGAATTATTGAAAATGGTGATATTGACAGTTATGATGAATGTGAAAAAATACTTAGAAAAGCTTTAGAACATGGTGATTCTAGAGATGATGTAGTTGATGTTTTGGAAAATGTTGATAATGTTTTAGTTGATGATTTCCGTAACCCTATACCAACAGGAATTGAAGGTTTAGATGAAGTTATGGATGGTGGTTTATCTAAGGGTGAATTGGCGGTTATCTTAGCACCTTTTGGTGTTGGAAAAACAACAATGATAACAAAAATTGCTAACACAGCTATGAATTTAGGTAAAAATGTATTACAAATTTTCTTTGAAGATAATCCAAAAGTAATTCAAAGAAAACATTTAGCTTGTTGGTCTGGTTATGAATTAAACGATTTGTCTTTACATAAAGACAAACTTAAAGAAATGGTTGAACTTATGAAAAGTAAACAAGGTGTTCTTAAACTTAAAAAGTTTTCAAGTGATGGAACAACTATACCAGTAATAAGAAATTATATAAGAAAGCTTTCAGCTCAAGGGTTTAGACCAGATATCGTATTATTAGATTATATTGATTGTGTTGAACCATCTAAAAAATTTACAGATGCTAATGTCGGTGAAGGTAGCGTAATGAGACAATTTGAATCATTATTATCCGAATTTGATATAGCTGGATGGACAGCCGTTCAAGGTAATAGAAGTTCAATTAAAGCCGATGTTGTTGAATCTGACCAAATAGGTGGTTCAATCAAAAAAGGTCAAATTGGTCATTTCATAGTATCGATAGCTAAATCATTAGACCAAAAAGAAAGTGGTACTGCTACAATGGCAATACTAAAATCTAGATTTGGTAAAGACGGTATTGTTTTCCAAGACATTAGATTTGATAACGCTAGAATTCAAATTGACATGGGTGAAAACAAAGGCGGTAGAACGTACTCAGAGCAAAAGGAACACAAGAAGGTTAGTGAACAACAAAGGGTTAGAGAAATTTATGAACAAAAACAAAACAGAGATAACATCTTGAATAAAGAGGTTGTTTTAAACACATTAATTAACGAGAATTTAAACAAAGAAGAAATTTAAACATGTATTTAAAAGACAGTACCGTAAAAAAAAGATATTCTATTTTCCCAATCATACATAATGATTTGTGGCAAATGTATAAAAAAGCTGAAGCCCAGACTTGGGTAGCTGAAGAAATTGATTTAAGTAAAGATGATTTCGAGGGTCTAAAAGACGCTGAAAAAACATACTTAAAAAACATATTGGCATTTTTTGCCATATCGGATGGTCTAGTTATTGACAATCTAGCAACTAACTTCTTAAACGAAGTTGAGTTGTTAGAAGCTCAGTATTTCTATGGTCATCAAACATTTATAGAACAAGTCCACGCAAATGGATATTCACTATTAATTGAAACTTATATTAAAAATTTAGTCGAAAGAGAAGAGTTATTCGATGCTATGGAAACTAACCAAGCGGTTGCTAAAAAAGCAACATGGGCTGAAAATTGGATTCACCACCCATCTTTTGGTCATAGATTAGTTGCATTTGCGTGTGTAGAGGGGATTTCATTCGCGAGTGTATTTTCTGGAGTGTTTTGGTTTAGAAGTAAGAATAAAATGCCAGGTTTAGGTGGTATGAACGAATTAATTTTAAGAGATGAAACATTCCATTACGAGTTTGCACTTAACTTGTATAAAAATTATTTGAAAGATGATTACAAACTTTCAAAAGAGGAACTTAGAAACATAATTTTAGGTTGTTACGAAATAGAAAAAGTATTTGTTGAAGATAGTATGCCAGATGGGTTACAAGGGATGACAAAAGATGATATGGTTCGTTACGTGCAATATGTAACAGATATCGTTCTTAATGATTTTGGTTGCGATGTAGAATTCAATGTAACAAATCCTTTAGACTATATGGCTAGAATTGGTTTATCAGCTAAAAATAATTTCTTTGAAAAAAGAGATGGTGAGTATACTAGAGTTGAAATACCTACAACCACTGAAGGAATGTTTGACGCAGATTTTTAATTAATAATAAAATATGAAAATAGTAAAAAGAGACAAAACGACACAGGCGTTTACGCCTAACAAAATTCTAACTAGAATTAAAACACAAGCCAAGGGGTTAAAAATTGATTCTGATGTGTTGTTCCAAGAAGTAATTCCGTTAATTACAGATAATATTACAACAACTGAAATTGACGAAGTCATTGCTTTCAAAGCTGCTGATAAAATTATACAACACCCAGATTATTCGTTATTAGGTGGTCGTATATTATTAAGCCGCCAATCAAAATTAATAGGTAAAGAACTACAACCAGTAGACTTAACTTATGATTTCTTTGCAGCAACAACATTCTTGAGTAAATACTCAATGAGAGATGAAAAGAAAACACCATTGGAATTACCGTCATGTATGTACGAAAGAGTAGGCATGCACTTACACGGTGATAATGATATTGACAGAGAAGAATTATTAGAAGAATTAAAATCTAAAAGAGGTAACTTTGCAACACCAACATATACAAATGCTGGTATTGAAAAAAGAGGTGGTATGATTAGCTGTAACCTTACACATTTAGAAGATGATTCTTTCGAAGGTATCGAAGAAACGCTTAAGAAGATTTCTGCGGCATCTAAAGAAGGTTCTGGTATTGGTTTATTAATTGACCCACTTCGTAGCAAAGAGAGCATGGTAGAGTCATTTCAAGGCAACGCTGGTGGTGTTGTGAGACTTGCCGATATGGTTCAATCTAAAATGAGATTTTATAAACAAGGTTCTCGTTCTGGAAGTTGCGCGTTATATATATCTTTATGGCATAGAGATATTATGGATTTCTTAGAATTAACTTTACCAATTGGTTCAGCTGAATTAAGAACCAAAGATTTATTTACGTCAATCATTGTAAATGATTTGTTTATGGATAAATTGGAGAAAGGTGAAGATTGGTATTTGTTTTGTCCTAACGATATTAAAAAAGCTGGTTTAAAACCATTATATAATTTACATGGTGAAAAGTTCAACGCTGAATATCAAAAAGCTGTTGATTTAGGTATAGGTAAAAAAGTTAATCCTAAGGATATTTTTGATGCTATCATTAAATCACAAGTTGAAAGTGGTAGACCTTATGTTATGTTCAAAGACAACGCGAACAAACGTAATATGCAAGATAATATCGGGCCTATAAAACAATCAAACTTATGTATTGAGGTAATGCAAGCGTCTAAACCAAAATACACACCACAATGTACATTAGCATCTGTTAACTTAGCTGAACACGATACGTTAGAAACTATCGCGCAAACAACTAGAGTTCTTGTTAGAGCACTTAACAAAGTGATTGACAAAAACAAATGGAGTGATAATTGGAGCGAGAAAGCTGGTTTAGACCAAAGAGCGTTAGCTATTGGTGTTGCAGGTTTAGCTGATTTCTTTGCTAAAAAGAAAATATCTTTTGAGAGCGAAGAAGCTAAACAATGGAATAAAGATATATTCGAAACAATGTACAAAACAGCTGTTATTGAATCTATGTTATTGGCAGAAGAAAAAGGTGAGAATTATCCAGCATGGGAAGGTAGTCGATACTCTAAAGGTGAGACATATATTGAAGGTTGGTCACCAAAACCTGAGGGTGAACCAATTCCTATGTATAACAGTTTGTTATTAGGTTTGATGCCAACAGCTTCATCAGCAATTTTGTTAGGTGTGTTTGAATCATTTGAACCAGCAACTGCAAATTTGTTTACCAGAAGAGTTGGTCAAGGGGAATTTTTAGTTGTTAACAAATATTTGGTTAATGAATTAATTGAAAATAATCTTTGGGATTCAACCATAATTGATAAAGTAATTAAAAATCAAGGTAGTGTTCAAAACATTGTTGAAATTCCAGAAGAGATTAGAAATAGATATAAAGATGTTTGGGAAATTCCACAAAGAGTATTGTTAGATTTATCGATAATTAGAAATAAATATGTTGACCAATCTCAATCACTTAATGTTTATCATTCTGATGCAAAATACGGTAAAATAGCCAGCGCGCTTATGTACGCATGGAAAGGTGGGCTTAAAACTGGTGTTTATTACACTAGAACTAAATCTAAATTAGAAGCGAATTCTAAATTAGCTAGTAATCAAATAGCAAACCAAGTTGAAAAACCAAAAGATTCTCAATTTGAATGCTTTGGGTGTTCAGCTTAACGATTAAAAATAAAGATATAAAAAGGAGCTTATAAGGCTCCTTTTTTTATTTCACATATTTACTAATAAAAATAGTTTATTATAATATTTATGAAATAAAGAACATTATGGCCAACGGAGTATACATAAACATTAATTACCCCTTCAAAGATAGTCCTAAAGGGTTTTTCTTAGACTTAACGGAAACTGATAACAAAGCGGTTAAAGCTGATTTGTTACACTTACTATTAACTAGAAAAGGACAAAGACTCTATAACCCAGAATTTGGGACTAGTTTATTAGAATACATATACGAACCCTATGACGGTTTAACATTTAATGATGTTAAAAACGAAATAGAAACATCGGTTAAAAAATACTTACCACAAGTTAGGTTAAATGATTTGACAGTAGAACCATCACCTTTGAATGAATATGCTGTTTTAGTTACAATAGATTACACAATAACAGATGATATATTTGAATCATCTGACTTAATACAAATAAATTTATAAAATGGCAAACCAAGGAATAAATTACGGTTACAGAAACTTTGCAGACATAAGAAGCGGTTTAGTCGATATGGCTAGACAATATTACCCAGATATTTTTAATGATTTTAATGATGCGTCTGTAGGTATGATGTTATTAGAATTAAATGCAGCTGTTGGTGATATGCTTTCTTTTAACACTGATAGAATGTTTCAAGAAACTCAAATAGATTATGCACAGCAAACTAAATCCGTTTTATCTATGGCTAGAACGTTTGGTTTAAAAATTCCTGGTAAAAGACCATCTGTAACAATAGTCGATTTTAGTGTTACAGTTCCAGTTCTAGGTGATTCATTTGACATTTCATACGCACCAATCATTAACGCTGGTTCTCAAGTTACAGGTGCTGGTAAAATATTTGAAAATTTATACGATATAGATTTTTCAAATCCATTCAACACCAATGGTATACCTAACAGATTAATTATACCAAACTTTAATTCAAATGGAACTCTTATAAATTATACTCTAACTAAAAGAGAAATAGTTACAAATGGTTTTACTAGAATCTTTAAAAAAGTAATCAATATTTCAGATGTAAGACCATTTTTAGAAGTAATTTTACCAGAAGATAATGTTTTATCAATAGATTCAATTATTACCTTAGATGGTACTAATATAAACACAATACCATCATTAAGTCAGTTTTCAAACCAAAGTCTTAGATGGTATGAAGTTGATGCGTTAGCTGAAAATAAAGTTTTTGTTGAGGATTATAATAAAATAACAGATAATTCAGGTGTAAAACCAGGTAAATGGATTACAGTTGATAAAAAATTTATTACTGAATATACCGATTTAGGTTTTACAAAGATAATATTTGGTTCTGGTACTAAAGACACTAGTAGTTTATGTGATTTTGATTCAAACATTCCTTTAGTTAATCAAATAGGTGATTTTATAAATAATTTCTCTTTAGGTCAAACACCAACAGCAAACACAACGATGTTTATTAAATATAGAGTTGGTGGTGGTTCAGATACAAATGTTGGACCTAATGTTTTAAAGAGTGTTGGTTTATTAAACTTTACAATAAATGGTGCTAATAAAAATACAAATTTAGCTGTTAAAAACTCTTTAACTGTAAATAATTCATTCCCAGCACTTGGTGGTAGAAATGCACCTAGCGTTGATGAAATTAGATACATGACAAAATATAACTTTGCATCACAGAATAGAGCGGTTACCATTAAGGATTACCAAGCTATTATTTCTAAAATGCCGAGTCAATTCGGGGTACCATTCAGAATGGGTGTAATGGAAGAACAAAACAAAATTAAAATTTACACAATAGGTTTAGACCAGTTTAATAAATTGAATAACAATTCAACTAGCGCGCTAAGAGATAATATGGCAACATATTTATCAGATTTTAGAATGATGAATGATTACGTTCAAATAACTGATGGTAAAATCATAAACTTAAGTTTTGAAATAGATTTATATATCGATAAAAAACAACCTCAAGCACAGATTATTTCTGAAGTTATTAACAATGTTACTACTTATTTAGATGTCAATAAATATGATATGGGTGATAATGTTTATTTATCTCCTATGATTGAAACAATTAATAATGTTGGTGGTGTTTTAAACGTAATTGACGTAAGGGTTTATAACAAAGTAGGTGAGGGTAAATATAGTTTAAATGAAATTTCACAACCATATTTAGACACTGAAACTAGACAAATAGATATCAGTGGTGAATATACATTATTCGGAGAACCGACTTCAATGTTTGAAATAAAATATCCAACAACAGATATTATGGTTAGGGTTAAATAAGTATTTCCTTATATTAAAAAAATCAATATATTTAACCATAATATTAAATAAAATAAATGAAAAATGAGTTGTAATTGTAAAACAAAAAATTATCCAACAAATCAAAAATCTTTAAATAAAACATTAACTAAAAATAATACAAATATTGTTCTTAGAATATTTGCCTTCAGTTTAGGATTATTGTTATTACCAATAATAATGATGGCTGTAATATGGTTTATGTTTGAATTATTAATGTTGAACAAAGAAATTGATATGAAAAAAATAGCCAATATGATGACTTCAAAAATAAAACCATTTAACGAAGATTATGAAGACGATTATGATGAAGAAGATGATGATGATGAATTTACAGAAGAAAACTATGAGATGTTAGACGTAGAAGAAATAACACCAATAACAAGCAAATAAAATGTCAAATAACAGTATAAGAATAAGAACAACAACAGACAATAAGGATAAATTTGTCAAAGTAAAATTAGACCAAGAATTTGATTTTATTGAAGTTTTATCACTTAAAATCACACAAGAAGAAGTTTATAGAAATTTTTGTGCTGATTATGGTGTTGTTGTTGGTAGAGTGTTTATAAATAATGGGTTTGGTATCCCTAATGCTAGGGTTAGTATTTTTATACCTATAGATGATATAGATAAAAATGACCCAATACTAAAAGGGTTGTATCCTTATGAGCTAGTTACCGATAAAGATATAGATGGTAAGAGATATAACCTTCTACCAAAAAATAGTGAAACTGACAATGATTGTTTCACACCAGTTGGTACTTTTCCAAACAAAAGAGAAGTTTTAGACGACCCAGAAATGGGTCATGTTTATTGTAAATATTATAAATTTACCACATCGACAAACTATGCTGGTGATTATATGATATTTGGCGTACCAGTTGGTAATTATACTGTTCATGTTGACGCGGATATTTCTGATATAGGTATAGCCTCACAGAGACCTTACGATAGCATTAGTCAAGGAGCACCTATCCAAATGTTTGATAGTCCAACAAAATTTAAAGGCGGTACTAATTTAGATAAACTAGTACAAGTAAAAACAGTAAATGCTGGTGTTAATGTTCAACCATTTTGGGGTTCTGTTGAAAATTGTGAAATCGGTATAAGTAGAATAGATTTAGACTTAAATTACACTATAACACCTTCAGCTATCTTTATGGGTGGTGCCTTTGGTGATAGCGATAAAAATAGTGTTAACAAAAATTGTAGACCTAGAAAAAGCATGGGTAAAATTTGTGAACAAAACACTAGTGAAGGAACTATTGAAATGATACGAAAAACCCTAGATGGTAAAATAGAAAAATTATATATTGAGGGTGGTCGTTTAATGGATGAAAATGGTTCATGGGCCTATCAAGTACCTATGAACTTAGATTATTATTATACAAACGAATTTGGTGATTTAGTATTATCAGAAGACCCAAATAAAGGTATACCTACTAGAGCTAATGTTAGGTTTAAAATTGCTATGGATGAAAGTGGTGGTTTAGGTAGACTTAGAACAAAAGCGAATTATCTAATCCCACACAACCCAACAGCTGGTAAACCAGATGAGATTGATTATGAATTTGGTGAATTAACCAAAGACAGTAGTTTTAGAGATTTATATTGGAATAAAATTTATTCAGTTTCTAACTTCATATCTAGATATCAAAAAAATAAAAGTTTTAGCGCAGTTAAAAATAGAAATTTTGTTGGGTTAAAAGATGTTGATGATTGTGTTGGAGATAAATTACCTGTACCTTTTAATAGGGTTAATACAGTGTTTAACCCATTGTTTTTTATTATATGTTTAATTATGAAGATTATCGAGTTTATAATGTTTATTATAAATTCGACTATTATTGTTATAGTAAATGCAATTGTAAGTGTAATTAGAAGTATTTTAGGTCTTTTATGTAGTGCGCATAGAAAATTAAAGAAAATTGGTATTAGATTTTTTAAAATTTTCTGTACTTTATATGATAGGGTTAACTATGTCCCATGTTTATACGCTAAATGTCCTTATGAGGAATCTTTTGTTTATTACTTTGCGCCAGGTTGTTCAGGAAAAGGTAAAGATAGAATAGATGACGATGGCGTACCAGTAAAAACAACTTTAGGGTTATTATCTAATTGTGTTGCTGCTTCTATGGCAGAAGCTCTTAACTTATTTCAATTTGATTTTTATAATGATTGGTTAAATGGTTCGTTATATTATTATTTAATAAAATTTAAAAAAAGACGTAGACAAGAAAAATATTGTAATTATGATTGTTCTGGTGGTGATTGTAAATCAAGTATGCTTATAGACACATGTTATACCGATGAAAATAGTTATAAGAGTACAAGTTTTAGAGAAGGTGTTGTTAAAAAATACAACAACGAATTATTCTACGCCCCATCTAACAAAACAGCAACAGTTAAATTATACGCAACTGAAATTATTAATCTAGGTTCTGTTTTTAATTGTGATTGGCAAGGAGTACCTAAAATTCAAAATTATCTAGTACCAACAACATATATTATCCCACCAATAATCGATGAATATTCTGATGAAAACCCTAGTTGGACAGAAACTAGTGGACAAGTAGATATTGGGCGTGGTTTTGGTGGTGTATTTTTTGATATATCATGTGCTGGTTTATCTTCAGATAAACAACAATGCTTAAATATAAGGCATGCATGTGAATTTGGTGTTGACTTAGACGAAATAGATGAAACTGATAATGGAGTGGTTTTACAACCAAATCACATTATAGGTTCTGCTGAAATAAATTCAGAATATGGTAAATACGTTAGAGATGTTTTCTTTTTATTAAATAATGTGACAAATAATATAAACGTAAATTTAAACCCATCACCAACAACTAATTTTAATACAAATAATGTGGGTGACTACAATTTCGCATTAATTGGCGACAATGGTAGTGATTATGTTAATTTTAGAGGTTATTTGGATAATAGTTCGTTTTCGCAACCTAAACATTCTTATTATTTCTATTTTGGGTCAACTCCAGGTTCAACTGGTTTAGACAAAATGAATAACAATTTTTTCACTAAATGTTTTCCAACATTAACCGTTGAATTTTTTATTCGTATTGATAATACTGATGCTATTAGTGCTAACAATGTTAATGATGGTAGTGCTACTTTTACAATAGTATCTGGCGTTGGTCCGTTTACTTATATTGTAAGTGGTCCTAATGGGTATAATTCTAGTGGAATATTAACAGAACCAAATCTAACACAATCGTTAAATGGTTTAGCACAAGGTTCTTATATCATTAACGTTACAGACTCTTCTGGCGTTTCTATTTCACAATCATTTGAAATTTCAGGACCAACACCTTTATATGCATCGGCAATTGTTAGTGAAAATAACACAGCAATTTCATCACCGTATAATGGGCAAATAACAATAACATCTGTTGGTGGTGGTAATGGTACTTATACTGCATGGTTATACAATTCTAGTAATTCATTAGTATCGATAGGAACGTGTCAAGCAAACGGTGCTTCATCAAATCCAACTTCAGTTACCCAAACACCTATAAGTTTTTGTGGCTTACCTTCGGATATATTAACAAATACTAGTTCAACACATAGTGGACATACTGGTTACTATATTATTGTGAAAGATACAAGTTCACCACAACAACAATATATTATATACGATTTAAATGTTGGTGGTGTTACTGGATTAAATATTGTAATAACTTCTGTAAACCCAACTTGTTTTGACTCAAGTAATGGTAAAATAACCATGGCAATTACAGGTGGTATTGAACCATATTTAATTGAAACAACATTAAATAACGAACCATTGTTTAATGGTTTAACTTCTAATATTTTAAGTCAAGGTATTTACACAACAACTGTTACTGATAGTTCATCACCCGCTCAAATAGTGACAAGAACCACAACTCTTTTACCTACTGAACCAGAAATGAAACTTGAACCAGACTTAGTTTTATTACCACAACAGTGTGACCCTAATAATTACACAATCTATTTAGATGTAATTAACGGTGGTCAAAATAATCTAAATCAAAATTACACACAAGTAAATGGTGTTACTCGTTGTTATTTACAATTTAATTATGATGGTAATGAAAATAGTGAGGGTAACCCAATTTGGACTTCACCACTACCGTTTACATATTTAAATAACCCTACAGCTTCTGGACCTTTTAGAGTTAAAGTGACAATACCTAGAACTAGTATAACAGCAGGTGTTGCTATTAGGTTATCTAACTCACAAGGTACATGTGGTAGTAATTATAGTGAAGATGGGACAGATTTTGATGTTTCACAAATGAAATTACCACCAAACGTATTATCTGTTGATGTTAATAATGTGGATAATACTAGACAATGTGAGATTAATTTTGTTACATTCAAATTTAATATAAGTCATTTAAATGTGTTTGCAACATATAGAGCACCATATATTTTGGAATATCAAATAGCTGGACAAACTGGTGTGTTCGGAACACCGACAATATATCAAACATCTATAACACAAAACCAACAACCTATTAGAATTTCGGTACCAAGTAATACATCAAATTTACCAAGTAATAAATGTAGTATTAAATTTAGAGTAACAGATAATGTAAATTGTCAATCAACATGGTTAACGATAAGTAATATAACTCTACCAACAAATTCAATAACACCAAACTGGTCTCAAAGTACTGTAAGTGGTCAATGTATTAGAAGATATAGTTTATCTGGAGGTATCGCACCATATACGGTAACTAATGGTTTCTTACCAAACACACCATACGTAGTGTCATGTCAACCAAACGCTACTAGTGTTAGTGGATTAGATAATGTTGGTTGTCCATTTAATTTTACATATACACAATAATATAACATGAGTACAGAAAGAACAAAACAAAGATTAGGTAATCAAACATCAAAACAATCGGTAAATACCGATACATACCTCAATATAAACATTGAAGGTAAAGAAAGGTTATTACCAACGAATCAAATAAACCATATTTTAAATGTTGCTGAACAATTTAATAAAGAAAGACAATCTTGTAGTTTTTATAAGGTTTTAGGTACCATTAACTCTACGGTTAGTAATTGTTTGTTTAATCTAACTGATACTAGTATAAACAATTCATTTACATATGCTGCGTTTAACACATTACCATTTTTAAGTAGGTCATATCCTCAAGATTTAGATTTAAACGATGAGGAAGACTTAACTTATTCTAAATCTATTGATTATTACTTAAAAGAAAGAGATGGTTGGTTTGGTTATTATGACCCAGATGTTTCTAAAAAATCATTGTGTAGTTTTTTTGATATGGAACCAAAAAGAGAAAGGTTTTCATTTTTATTAGATTATAACCCATATAAGAGTACAAATAGCTCAGATAGTGTTAAGAACTGGGAGTTAACAATAACATACCCATCTTCATCAGACACAGGACATACCATGGTAAGAAATGGTTTATTGGTTGTTGATTCTAAACCAATAATACTTTCTGAAAGACAAATGGTTTGTTTTGCAGTTACATGTAAACACAATTTATCTTCTGGTGATGTAGTTGAAATTACCAACACTAATGGATATAATGGTGAACATGTTGTTTATAGTGTAGGTTTAGAAAATGGTGATTTAAAAGATTATTATTTTGTAATAGACTTACCAGCAAACGGAACTATCAGTAATAATTCTAGGATAACTAAAATAGTTGATAATGTTAAGGTTAATTATTATTTTAGAAAATTTTCTAAAATAAAAACTAAAAATTCAAATATAATAGAAACGGATGATTATGAGACTTACCAAGCTGGTTTTAGTGAGAATTTTTATAATGACCCTATTATCCAATTTGTTTTTAATGAAGAAATAGATGTTTCTGGGTTAAAAGATAATTTAGGGAGACCATTATCTGAATTTTTTCTAACGATTTTTAAAACAAATAGTAATAATTTATTTACTAGTGTTAAATCTGGTATAGAAGCAC